ATGCAAGACATGATGCACAAGATAAAAATCCTAGCAAGTTAAGTGCTAGATATTGGTCACATAAAGTAAAATGGTAATGTCTAGAGCAAACTTTAAAGTTTTAACCAGGAAAGCTCCTGCAGGAAAAAAGAAAAATGCCCTTAAAAAAAGGAAGAACAAGAGAAGTAATAAGCGATAATATATCAAAGCTTAGAAAAGAAGGTAAACCACAAAAGCAAGCAGTAGCTATAGCTTTACAAAAAGCTGGAAAAAGTGAAAAGGAAAAGAAGAGACCCAAAAGTAGGAACAGGTAAAAAACCTAAAGGCAGTGGTCGAAGGTTATATACCGATGAAAATCCTAAAGATACAGTTGGTATCAAGTTTGCTACACCAGCAGATGCTAAAGCAACTGTAGCTAAGGTTAAAAGAATTAATAAACCTTTTGCACGTAAGATACAGATACTAACTGTCTTAGAACAAAGAGCAAAGGTTGCAGGTAAAAATGAACAAGCAAAGATAGCTAAAAAAGGTAAAGAGGCTATCAGAAGGAAAGAAGGTAAGTAATGGCAACAAGCGGTACAACAACATTTAATTTAGATTTATCTGACATCATGGAAGAGGCTTATGAATTATGCGGTCTAACTATGAGGTCAGGTTATGATTATAGAACTGCAAGACGAGCACTTAATTTAATATTCTTAGAGTGGCAAAATAAAGGTTTGAATCTTTGGAAGATAGAACAAGCTACACAAGCTTTAACTGCGGGTACAAGTAGTTATGCTGCAGAAACATCAGCTCTAGAAATAATAGATGCTTTTATAAGAACAGATAGTGGTGACACTGATAAACAGTTTGACCAACAACTAACTAGAATATCTAGAACAGAATACAATCATCAAGCAAAAAAATTAAATCAATCTAAGCCTACACAATTTTTTGTAGATAAAGGCACAAGTGGTATTAATATAGTTTTATGGTCTACCCCTGATAGTGCAGAGACTTATACATTAGTTTATGATTATATTAAAAGAATAGAAGATGCAGGCTCTGTTGCTTCTAACAATGCAGATGTTCCAGCTAGATATTTACCATGCTTAACATATGCTCTTGCTTATAATATAGCTTGTAAAGAACCAGAAGCTATTAATAAAGTAAACATGATTAGAGGTAGATACTTAGAACTATGGAATGAAGTATCTGAATCTGATAGAGAAAGAGCTGCAATAAAATTTGTTCCAGGTGGAAACATTTATTAATTATGGCATATGCAGTTGGAAAAAAAGCTTTAGGTCAATGTGATAGATGTGGCTTTACTTATAAATTAAATGAACTTAAATATGAAGTGCAAGATGAAAGAAGAAATGGTTTAAGAGTTTGTTCAGATTGTTTCGACCCAGACCAACCACAACTTCAAGTAGGTAAGTTAAATACTTCAGACCCACAAGCTTTGTTTAATCCTAGAACAGATAGTGGAGAAAAAGATTCTACTACATACTTTGGTTTTAAACCTGTATCAGGTACAGGATTAATTTTAAAAGCAGAGACTGGAGCAGTTAAGGTGGTGATAGGATGACCTATGCAGAATTAAAAAGTTTGATACAAAATTACTTAGAAAATACTGAAACAACTTTTGTTTCTGATTTACCAAAAATTATAGAGCAAGCAGAAGTAAGAATATTAAAAACAGTAAAGCTTCCTGTATTTAGAAAAAATGTAGAAGGTTCAGTAACATCTGGTAATAAGTATTTAAACACACCATCTGATTTTTTAAATAATTATTCTTTATCTATAACAAACTCTAGTAATCAAGAGTTTTTATTATTTAAGGATGTAAATTTTATTAGAGAGGCATATCCTAATGCTTCAACAACGGGAGTGCCAAAGCACTATGCTTTATTTGATAATACTACTTTTATATTAGGACCAACTCCTAATGCTACATTTACTGCAGAGTTACATTATTTTTATAAACCAACATCTATAACAGCAGGAGCAGAAAGTGGTACAACTTGGTTATCTACTAATGCAGAAAATGCTTTACTCTATGGAGCTATATTAGAGTCATACGTTTATATGAAAGGAGATATAAACTTAATGCAAGTATATGAAAAACGATATGACCAAGCTTTAGCAAGATTAAAAACTCTTGGAGAAGCAGAAAATACTGTAGATAGTTATAGAGATGATTCATATAGGATTCAAAGAACATAATGTTTAGTGTAGATGTAAAATCAAGTATAGGTGAGGTAGGAGTTAAAACAACTCATAACAAAGGACATAGTCCTGAATATTGGACAGAAAGAATAGTAGAAAGATTAGTGGCTATAAGTGATAATGCTGACCCGATGGTTAAGGCTCAAGCACAAGCATTTAAGGATTCAATAACTAATTTAATTTTACTATATTTAAAACAAGCCATATCAAGTGATAGAGCTACTGTAGCAGGATTGTTAGAGAAGCAAGGTCATAAAGATATAGCTGAAATAATAAGGAGATTATAAATGGCGATATCGCAAGCAATGTGTTCATCTTTTAAACAAGAGCTTTTAGAGGGTGTACACAATTTTAAAAACTCAGGTGGCAATGATTTTAAACTAGCACTTTATACAAGTTCAGCTACTTTAGGAGCATCTACTACAGCATATACTACCTCTAATGAGGCTAGTGGTACAAACTATACAGCTAAAGGAGCATCTTTAACTAGAGTTGACCCTTCTTTATCTAGCACTACAGCACTTACTGATTTTGCAGATTTAACTTTTAGTAATGCTACAGTTACAGCTAGAGGCTGTTTAATATTTAATGACACTGCTTCAGGAGACCCTGCAGTTTGTGTTTTAGATTTTGGTGGAGATAAAACATCTACTGCTGGAGATTTTACAATTCAATTCCCTGCAGCAGATGCATCAAATGCAATAATTAGAATAGCTTAACTATGGCAATAATTAATGGTTGGGGTCGAGGCACTTGGGGTGAAGGTGCTTGGAGTCAACCGATTGCAGTTTCAGTAACTGGTGTAGCTGGTACAACTGCATTAGGTAATGAAACTGTTTCTATAAGCACTGTATCAGGTGTAAGTGCAGTAGCAGCAACATCTGGTCTAGGTGATGAATCTGTAAGTGCTGCAGCTAATGTAAGTGTTACAGGATTAGTAGGAACATCAGCTTTAGGCTCTGAATCATTAATTACAAACAACAATTTATCTGTTACAGGTTTTGTTGGAACAACTTCACTAGGTGATGATACAACAACAGGTGATGCTAATGCACCAGTAACTCTAGATGCTTTAGTATCAGGTTTAGGTGGAGTAGTAGTTTGGGGAGCAATAGATACTTCACAAACACCAAATTATAGTAATATAAGCACATCTCAAACGCCTGATTGGCAAGAGGTGGCATAACAAAGGAAAATTATGGCAACGTATGTAAACAATTTAAGATTAAAAGAAATAGCTACAGGTGATGAAGCTGGAACATGGGGTACTTCTACTAATACAAATTTAGAATTAGTTGGAGAAGGTTTAGGTTTTGGCACTGAGGCTATCACAACAAATGCAGATACTCATGCATCTACTGTAGCTGATGGTTCAGCAGATGAAGCTAGAGCTATGTATATCAAATATACAGGCACATTAGATAGTGCTTGTACTATTACAATAGGACCAAACACATTAAAAAGACTTCATTTTATAGAGAATGGTACATCAGGTAGTCAAAATATAATAATAAAACAAGGCTCTGGAGCTACAGTAACTATTGCTCCAGGAGATGTAAAAGTAGTTTATCTAGATGGTGCAGGCTCAGGTGCAGCAGTAAATGATGCTTTTGCAAGCTTATCAACAGTAGATTTAAAAGTAAGTGATGATTTAACAGTTACAGATGATGCATCAGTGGGTGGTGATTTATTGGTAAGTGGTGAAGTGCAGACTGCTAATATAGGTTTTACCGATGGAGATAACGCTATCACAATAGCTGATGGCGGAGGTATAACAGCAGCAGCAGGAATTACATCTACTGCAGCTTCTAACACATTTGGAGCATCATCTTTTAATGATGCCAATATAACTAACGTTGGTGATATTGCACTGGATAGTTTATCAGCAGATGGGTCTAGCATTTCAATAGCTAGTCCAGTTGTTATAAATGGTACGACACCTAGTTTAACTATAGGAGATGCAGGAGCAGAGGATACAAGTTTAGTCTTTGATGGTAATGCAAAAGATTTTTATGTAGGTCTTGATGACTCGGCTGATAAATTAGTCGTAGGTGTAGGCTCAACAGTAGGTACAAACTCAATACTAACTTTAGATGATGACTCACTTGTTATAGGTGATGGAGCAGCAGTTGATACTTCTATTGTCTTTGATGGTAATGCTCAAGACTTTTACATTGCACTTGATGACTCTGCCGATGATTTATTAATAGGTAATGGCAGTACAGTAGGCTCTAATGTAGCTATTGGTATCAATGCCAGTCAAGTAGTGCAATTTAATGGAGCTTATACTTTCCCAACTTCAGATGGAAGTGCTAATCAAGTTTTACAAACAAATGGTAGTGGAGCTTTATCTTTTGGCACAATTTCTTCAGGCACATCAACAACTATTAATAACAATGCAGACAATAGACTGATAACAGGGAGTGGCACAGCTAACACATTAGAAGGTGAGGCTAATGCTACTTGGAATGGTAATACTCTTGCATTAACAGCAGGAGCAGGAAATACAGGTATATCTCTTACTGATGGTT